CATATATGCCTCATTACTCACACTCCCACTCCTTTACATACAACTAAATCTTTACAAAGTACAACATGAAGTTTACAATTCCCCGTGTAAAACTTTATTAAATTGTACATTACCATATAAACGTTGTATTTTAAAAAGAACATATCCTCACACCACATATAACACAACGCAACATGTATTATATATGTCATCTATTTGCTAGATGATGCATTAGAATGTTCTTCTATATACGTTAATAAGCGCAGCGATTTCTCGCCACGCTAATTAATGCCTATTGGCAAAGGAGCTTATTGCTCCAATGCCTTTAGGTCTGCTTCAGTAAGCTCTGCTTCTGCTTTGAATGAGCCCTTCAAGATGGATTGTAGAACAGCCTCAGTGTTGGTCAAGCCAATCATTTGAGCGTTGTTTACGTAACCATCGAATGCTAGGTCTGTGACAATTCCTGTGGTACCATCAGCCTTCAGTCTAGTTGACTCAACTTCGATTAAGAATGCAGTGTGAACTTTACCCTTATCAAGGTCTGCCAAGAATGGGTCTTTATCATCAAGAGTAAAGACTTTCTGGTTGAATGAGATTCTAGAGTAGGTCTTTCCTTTCTTCTTGGAATTTTCATCGTAAGGGACTCCTGACTCGAATACTCTAAGACGACCTAGTTGTGTTCCTTTGATTTCGATAACGTTTGACATTGTATTATGTGTTTTTTGGTTTACAGCAAGCGGGGTACTACCCAACTTGCCATTTCCCGCAAGGGGTTTCTATCTGATGTAGCCCACTCCCCCATGCCCATAAAAGTTTTTAAAATTTTAAAATTGTAGGGGGGCTTAACTATACAAGTGAATAAGGGTGGGGCACATCAATAAAAACAGAAATAATAAAATTTGTTATTTTCACGGAGGATGCTTTATATTTGTTAGAAACGAATAGACTAATGATTGTACAACGATTGAAGAAAGAGTTAAGCAATGACACAGAAGTGTCTTACAGGTATTATTCTGTTCTTTCTGCATTGAATGATTTGGAGCTTACAGAGAGGGAGATTCAATTGATGTCTTTCATTGCTGTTTCTGGAAGTATTTCTGTTTTTAGTAATAGGGAGAAGTTCTGTTCAACATATCAAACAACAGGAGCTACAGTGAATAATATGGTGAGCAAGCTCAAAAAGAGAAATCTTCTGCTTAAGAAGGATGGAAAGATTTTTGTCAATCCGTTAATATCATTGGATTTCTCAAATAGCATTACATTAGAGATAAAGATTTTGCATGAAGGAAAAGCCTAATTCAATGTCCCATAGGGATTGGTTTGTTAAACAGCTTGCCAATTCTTTAAAGATGGATGTGAAGATTGTTGATCAAGTGATAAAGCATCAGTTTGATAGTGCGCTCATTGCTCTACAAAAGAATAAGACAGTGGAGATTTCTGGATGGGGTACGTTTAAATGGAATGATAGATCTGCACAGAAGAAGCTTGATGTTCTAGATGAGAAGATTAGGAGTTTTAGAGATAGGATTTCTAGCTCTGATAGTGATGTTAGAACAGAGAAGTGGAATGATGATATTGATCAGATGTTGTTGAAGCGTAAAATACTAATGAATAAGATAAATGAGCTTAACACAGATTTACGAAGGTTGGAAAAACAATCTGCTCCCAGAAGAAAAACTAAAGGAACAGATTGATCAAGTGTCAACAGAGAGAATGAGCATTTGTAATGAATGCAAGTTTCATTCTAAGAACCACAGGACTATTCGCCCAGATGCACATTGTACACATTGTGGATGTACGTTGTCTGCTAAGACGAAATGTTTGTCTTGTGCGTGCCCTACAGAGAAATGGCAATCAGTGATGACAAAAGAACAAGAACAAGAAATCGATGGGGAGGAATAATAAGGAAATGCGATTTAGAAAAATCAGCTTAGAGCTGCTCCTTGATACGCTAACGCATATATGGGATTCTGGAGCTGATTACGTTGACATTATTGGCATTCAAGGAGATGAACAAGATGTCATTAATATTGTGGTGAAAGAAGATTACATGTCAGATGACATAGAGGAATATGAAGAAGAAGAAGATGATGACGACTCCCCTCTACCACCACTATCTGATGAAGATATAAACAATTTGATATGAACAGAGCTATGATTGGACAAGAGTCCATTTCCGTAATTGAAAGACTGGCAGCATTGTGTGCCACGCCTGGTATTGATGAGAAGACAAAAGAAATTGCTAATAAGCAGATTCAGGAATTGTTGAACGGTCCCGTTCAGATTTCTGTGCTAGAGCTGAAGACAGCTGCTGCTGGTATTGTAACCCTATCATAATGGCTGCACCAAAGAAAACTACATACATTAATACAGAGCTCGATTGGGCTGAACAACAGCTTGCTTCATGGAAGGAATATGTTGATGCCAATCCTCTGCATAAGCTTACAGATAGGATAGAATGGAAACCTACAGCTAGAGGTGGAATGTTGCCTATGGTGATTGCTAGCATTGAGAGTCAAGGTAAGTTTATTCAGGAGACAATGAAGAACTATCTAGCTTTGCTTGAGGTGGTGGATAAGCTTAGAGAGAAAGAAGAATCTAAAGTGGAAATACGTGGTAATGGTGAACTTGGCTCAATGGCTGAAGATTTCCTTAAAGGTAGACGATGAATTTAGAAAATGTTAAATACAGTGAGTGGTTGATTAACCAGCCACGTCTTCCTGATAAAACATCACAGGAATACAAAGCCTTCTTTGATTTTCATAAGAAGCTGTGTCTAGATGGATTTATGATGGATGGTGTGTTCATCAATCCCTTTCTGTATTGGCATTTAAATCTATGGCATACAGAAGTGGATGTTATGGATGACAGAGGACGCATTTATCAGAAATATGCCAATCCTTCATTGAGAGACAATGAATGGTTAGTAACAAATGAAATAGACAGAGCCCATGCTGAGAAGCGTGGGTTGGTCATTCTAGGCATTAGACGTTTTGCTAAGTCTGTGCTTGAAGCAAGTTATATTGCTTGGGGTGCTACGTTTGATGAGAACTCACAGAACGTTATTGCTGGCTTGAATGCTCCAGATATTAAACTAATTACAGACAAGCTTGACAAGGGTCTTAACTTCCTTCCTGAATATTTTAGATGGCAACGTGTAGAAGATAATTGGAAGAATCAAGTGACATTAGGAATAAAGACTAAATCAGGAGAACGTATTCCGTTCTCACAAATTCTTATTCGTAACCTAGATGAGGGAAATAATGAAGAAGCTATTGCTGGTACAAAGCCACGAAAGCTCATTATTGATGAGATAGGTAAGGGGTCTTTCTTAAGAGGCTTACAGGCTGCTGTTCCTGGCTTTACAACACCATTTGGATGGGGATGTTCTCCTATTCTTACAGGTACAGGGGGTGACATGAAGCGATTTATGGATGCTAAGTCATTGATGTTTGATGTTGAGAATTACAACTTCCTTACATACAATAATGAAGAAGATACAAGACGTATACATGGGCTATTCATTTCTAATAAATATAGAATGGAAGCCAAAGAAGATTCTACATTAGGAGATTATGTAAAAGCTTCAAAAGATAGTGATCTTTACAGTGTAAAAATGTTAGTGTCTAATGAAGAGAAGGCTGACATAATTACCACTGGCAACTTAGAAAGATTGAAGAAAGCTGGTGATAGAATAGCATATTTAAAGGAGAAGATGTACTATCCACAAAAGGTGGATGATATATTTCTCAATGAAGACACTAACATATTTGACATAGAATCCGCCAAGAGACAGAAGACTAGACTCCTACAGAACGAAAGAACAGGGACACCCGTTATATTATTTAGTGATGAGGGAAAGATAGGACATGAGTTTACAGACAAGATGCCTATAACAAACTTTCCTCTAAAAAGTACAGATGCAAAAGATGCTCCTATAGTGATATATGAGTTTCCTATAGAGAATCCTCCCTATGGTCTTTATGTTGCAGGCATTGACCCATATAGACAAGGACAGGCAAAGTATTCAACTTCATTAGGATCTGTGTATATTTACAAAAGGATGCATGACCTCACTGGTGAGAAATATCAGGATATGTTCGTAGCTTCGTACTGTGCAAGACCTGATAAGAAGGAAACTTGGGAAGAACAGGCCAGATTACTAATTAAATATTACAACGCTAGAGCTCTTTGTGAAAATGACGATATTTCGTTCATTGAATACATGAAGAGCAAGGGAGATTCCCATTATCTAGAGAAGCAACCACAATGGTTGTTAGAAGTGATTCCAAACACTACAGTGAAAAGAGAATTTGGTATTCACAGATCAGCAAGAAAAGTGATTGACTACCTACATACATGTCTGAAGAGATACATGGAAGATGTTATTTATTCAGAGAAGGATGAGGATGGTAATGTGATTAAAGAAGTGTCAGGTGTCAGTAAGATATTTGATCCAATGTTACTGGAAGAAATTATTCAATATAATGAAGATGGTAACTTTGATAGAATCATTGCAGCAGAATTAGCCATAGCTCAAGCACTTAAGATGGACCCAATATTAGGGAAGATTGGAGGTAGTAATGATGACAGAGTGAAGTCGCTGTATTCTAAAAAATTAAAGAGTAACAAGCTGTTCAGCAGCTCTAAAAATATGTTCAATACGAGACAAAATAAATTATTCACATAATGGCAATCATTAGATACACAAAAGACGCAACCATACGATATGCCTATCTTAATATTTTTCCTGATCAGTTCAAGACAGAGAAAGAAAAGCAGGATGAGAGTTGGGTAAAGAACACGATGGATTATTTCGCAAACAAATCGTATGCGGAATACATGAGGAGTCGTGATACGTTTGTTAAAAACTATGATCTTGTAAAAGGAATCCTGAGAATGGAAGACTTTTATCAAGAGCCAGAAGTAAAATCTTTTACAGAGATATTACAGGGTGATTTAGGATTGCCCGCTTATGTGAAGCATTATTCTATTGTAACCACTCCTATTAACAATCTTGTAGGTGAAATATCTAAGCGTCCAGATACATTTCGTGTAAAGGCATTTGATGATGATAGCCAGTCTGAAGAATTACAATTCAAGACAGATGTGCTACAAGAGTTTATTATTTCTAAAGCCAAAGAAGGCATAATGCAGAAGCTAGCTATGCAGGGTCAAGAGATTGACGAAGAACAGCTAGAACAAATGACAATGGAGCAAGTGAAGGATCAATTAGATTCTTACACGTCTGTAGCAGAGAAGTGGGCTAACCACGTTCTTACATGCCAGAAAGCAGAATTCAATTTGAAAGAAAAGAGTGAAGATGCATTCAGAGATCTTCTTATTTCCGCTAGAGAGTTCTATCACATCTATGAAGATAACTCCAAGCTTGGATTTAACATAGAAGTGGCCAACCCAAAGAATACATGGTTCTTAACAACACCAGATAGAAAGTGGATTTCTGATCCAACAGGAAGAAACCAAGGAGCGTATGCTGCTGGCACTGTGCAAGTTATGGAACTTTCTGAAATTATCGAAAGCGTTCCTGATCTCACTAAAGAAGAAATAGATCACCTAAGAAGCTCCTTGCAAGATTACGGACTTATCAACGTTCGTGAATCTAACCTTGGTAATCCTAATGCTGCTGATGGTATTGACTCTATTCAATATGATACATTTGATCCTCTTGTCCTTCAGACAAGAATGATGATTGAAAGTGAGATGAAAGAAAACAATGATGGACTAAAAGACTTCTTGGGATTGACATCTAACGTGTCTTCATTTGGATACAAGTATGTTGTTGTTAGATGTTATTGGATTAGCAAAAGAAAGATTGGTAAACTTGCCTATGTAGATGAAATGGGTAATGATCAAACTGTTCTTGTAGATGAAAACTACAAATCAGGAACCATTCCTACACAAATCTCTCTTGAATGGGGCTGGATTAACCAATGGTATCAAGGAACAAAGATTGGTCCAGACATCTATCACATCAAACCTCTAAAAATAGTTAACTATTGTCCAATCATAGGCACTACGTATGAGGTGAAGAACACAGAAGCCAAATCATTAGTGGATTTGATGAAGCCATTCCAGGTGTTATACAACATTTGTATGAATCAGCTTTACAAACTCCTAGAAAAGGAAATTGGTAATGTAGCTTCTGTAAACATTAGGCGTGTTCCAAGACTAAAAGATGGAGATGATCAAGATTCTCTTGACGTATGGGAAATGGAAGCAAGAGAGCGTGGTATTATATTTGATGATGACAGCCCAGAGAACACAAAGGCTGCTGTATCCAATACTAGCATTGCAAGAAACATAGATTTGACAAGAACTAACGAAATCCAGTCTAGATATAACCTTGCTCTCCAATTGAAGAACGAATGTTGGGAACTTATAGGCATCTCTAGACAACGTTTAGGAAGCGTACAAGCGAGCGAATCTGCCACAGGTGTCAACACAGCTGTCAGTCAGTCATATGCCCAGACAGAGCCCTTATTCATCGCACACGAGTATGTATTAGGTCAATTGTATCAAGCTATTGTAGATGCAGCACAATATATAGAAAGTGCTAAGCCTATGTCTACATTGTCATACATTACATCTGAAGGAGAATCTGCATTTATACAAGTGAATGGTAATGATTTGAAGCTTCGTGATCTGAAAGTGTTTATTACAAACAGACCAGAGGATACACAAATGTTTAATGAGCTTCGTCAGCTATCTCAAGCAGTTATACAGAATGGTGGTACACTATATGATATAATAGAATTGTATTCTACTAAGTCTATGAGAGAGATGAAGAAGACATTCAAGAATCTCAAGGATCGTCAACAGATGCTACAAGACCAACAGATGCAACAACAGCAACAGCAGCTTGAGCAACAACAACAAATTGCAACTGCTCAGATGCAGGCTCAGCAACAACAACAACAAGAAATGTTGGCTAATCAAAACTATCAACAAGAACTTGATAGAATAAATAAGAAAGAAATAGCTCTCATTAATGCAGCTGCAAGAGGTGAGGCAGCAACACAAGATGTTGATGATTCAGGCACCGCTGATATACTAGAGATATCAAACTTATCTATGCAACAGTCTAAAGCAGCTCAAGATTATCAATTGAAGATGCAAGACATTCAATCTAAAAACACTCAAGCTATGCAGAAGCTACAGCTTGAAAAAGAAAAGATAAATGTTGCTAGAGAGAATATGAAGAATGATGTAGAAGTGGCTAAGATAAATGCTACAAACAGAGCATCTAAAAGCAATAAGAAATAATAAAATATGGAAAAATTAACATTAATGCTATACGTACCAAAAAAACAACAATTTTGATTATTCCTATTTGATTATTTTACAAACGAAAGTACATTTATATCATACAAACCAATCAAATAATTAACTACATATATGGCAGACAACCTAGACACTCCGTCATTTGGTAACTTCGGTATTGAAGATACTATGGATTTGGGAATGGGTAACGCACAGCTGTTGGATGATTTATTTTCTCCAGAAACTTCTACAGAAGATCCTGACAAACTAGAAAAAATCATAAAGACAGCGGATGAACCAAAAGCTCCTAAAAAACCAGAAGTATCAAAAGGTAAAGAAGTTGTCCAAAAGCTAGATGGTGAGGAACCCACTCAACAAGATGTTTTAAAAAACTTTCTTGGAGATGATGAAGAAGAAGAAGAAACAGAAGAAGATGTTGTAGCAGCACCAACCAAAGCTAAAGCAGAAGCTGAAGAAGAGGAAGATGGTGATGATGTTGCAGAATCCCCATTTGTTTCTCTATCAAAGGATCTTTTCAAACTTGGTGTATTTACACAAGATGATGATGAAGAGAATGCAGTTATTGAAACACCAGAACAATTCCTGGAAAAATTCAATGCAGAAAAGAAGAAAGGTGCAATCGAGATCGTTGATAACTTCATTGGTCAGTTTGGAGAAGATTATCAAAAAGCGTTTGATGCCATATTTGTAAAGGGTGTAGATCCTAAAGATTATTTTGGCGTATATAACAATGTAGTGAGCTTTGCTGAATTGGATTTGTCTATTGAAGACAACCAAGTGAGAGTTATCAAACAAGCTTTAACTGATCAAGGCTTTGATACAGAAGATGTCACTACAGAAATTGATAGACTTAGAAACTACGGTGATTTAGAAACAGTTGCTAGCAAGCATCATAAAGTGCTTGTTAAGAAGGAAGCAGCAAAGTTGCAACAAATAGAGCAACAAGCTGAACAACAACTTCAGCAGAAAGCAATGATTCGAAATCAGTATATTCAAAACGTTCAGTCTGTCCTTCAAGACAAATTGAAAACAAAGGAGTTTGATGGAATTCCATTAAACCCCAAATTGGCATCAGAACTACAAGACTTCCTTTTGGTAGACAAGTACAAAACTCCTTCAGGTGAAACCCTGACAGATTTTGACAAGACTATCCTGGAACTTAAGAGACCTGAAAACCATGCTGCGAAAGTTAAGCTGGGACTTCTTCTTAAGATTTTAGAAAAAGATCCTACGCTATCTACCATACAAAGAACAGGAGTGACTAAGAAGTCAACCCAGTTGTTTGAGGAAGTTGCGAGACAGACTAGTAAAAAACCTAGTTCTGGTGGCAATGCTGGAAAAGCAAACTCATGGTTCTTATAAATTAAATAAAACAAAGTAAAAAACAATGGCAATTCAAACAATCCCAGGTTTAACTGGCTTTACCTACGCTCGCGTTGCGTCAATGGACAAACGTGCCGTAGGAAAGCTAACAGATTCAAATCACTTGGAGTCGTTTCACTCTACTGAGCCAGCTGACTACGACAAGAAGATTATCTCCTTGTACACTCAGAGCTCATTGTATAGCAATGACTTCCTTGATATGATCAACAAGTCCACTCCTTATTACATCGACAACAACAGCGATTCTTGGAAGTGGGATGTTCAAGTTCCTTACAAATTCCCTAAAATCATCGACATACCCACCTCCACTGTTGAGTTGAGTAAGCCAGGTATTGATGGTCAGGAATTTCAGGTGGTATTGGACACTAACGAATTCTCTAAGAACGCTATCGTTTCTGTAGGTTCTCGTCAGTATGGTCCAAGATTTTACGCTGTAAAAGATCCAGTTCCTTGGAATGCAGGTTTCCTTTACACTTTCACATTGGTGTCTGACAATCCAGTTATGGATTTCGTAAGTCGCACCTTCTTGCAAATTGGTATCGAACTTGAGTTGGTTGATGCTGCAATTGGTGAATTTGATCAGGATCTTCTTGGATTACCAAGACTTGGTGAGAAAATCACTATGTTCGAATCTCTTGGTTCTGGATATGGTTTTGAGCACCAAGTAACTGCATGGGCTGATGATAAGACTATGCGTGATGCTTCTGGCAAACCTCTTGATATCTTGGTATACGCTCCTCAGCGTAGAAACCAACTTCCTTTAACTCGTAATGATGTTAAGTGGGAGCCATTCGTAGAATTCATGTTGAGAAAAGCAATGCTTGAACTTAAGGTGAAGCGAATGATCTGGTCTAAGCCAGGCACTGTAAAAACTAATGGTTCTAAGCAAGAATTGAAGCGTGTATCTGCTGGTGTTTACCACAGAATGCGTAACAATGGTAACTTGGTACAATACAATCGTGGAGAATTCTCTGCAAACCTTATCCGTTCCGTATTTGGAGACTTGTTCTACAGACGTGTGGATGTTAAGGACAGACGAGTTAAAATGTACACTAACGAAGCTGGCTTCGATGTGTTCCAACAAGCTCTTAAGACAGATGCTTTGAATTCTGGCCTTACTTTCATGGCAGATTCTGGAAACAGATATTTGCAAGGAGAAGGACAACACATCACTTACAACTTTGCATTCGATGCAATGGTAACTCGTGAGACTGGTCGTGTTGAACTTATCCACTTGAAAGAACTTGATCTTCCTCAATCCAACTTGGAATTTGGACAGAACAAGAAGTCCACTCCTGTGTTCATGGTATTTGACGTATCTCCAATGTCTGATGGTTCATTAGTGAACAACATTCGTGAGGTGAGAATGCAAGGTGCTCCTTCTATGACTTGGGGTTATATTGATGGACGTAGACACCACTTAGGCTTTGCTAAGTCTCAGGGTATGTCTTCTGCCAACAAATTCCCAGGATATGAGATCTGGATGCAAGATCGTTGCGATGTATTCATCGAAGATTTGTCACGAACTGTTCTCATCGAAGAGATTCCACAGTTCTAATATAAAATCTCCCCTCGTGTCAATCATGAGGGGAGTTTTATTCCTCTTTAAAACAGAGTGTGGGTCAGTGAGCCTAGCCATTTGATTGGTGCACTCTGCAAGCAAACCAATAATAATCAAATAACTACGTAATGGGTAAATTAGGGAAAATCTCCACGATTAAGAAGGAGTACAACAGTGCTGGCATGCAAACCATGCAAGGAGGATTATCACAAAGAGGGTTATCAAGAATTCCAGGAACTGGGGTTTTTAAATATCCTTATAAGGAACTTGATGGAAGATACAGAACAGGCTTAGATGCTGAAGCTGCTTACATCAAAAGAATTAATGATCCTACTGAGCGTGAGCTAGAGGTTGAACGTGTAACAGCGTTAAGAGAAAAACTTGAAGATGCTTTAGGAGGAGTAGATCTTGGACCAAGAGCTATTTTTTGGAACTATGGCTTATCAAAGTCTACAGATGACACTAGTCACGTACAAACTGTAAAACTTCTTGATGGTGATAACTACTTCGATTTGTCAATCACTTTTCAAGAACTTGCTTTCTCATGGTTGAGAGTTCATCCAACTGTTGCAAGTTCTTATCAAGCATGGGAAAGAGGTGACTATCCAGCAGATACACAATTCTACGTTGTAGATGATGATATCGAAAATGCTGTAGTGTTCAAGAAGAAACAATTGATCAACAAGGCAATCGCCAAGTTTGATTTAATGTCTCCTGAGAAGAAAAGAAAAGTTGCAAGACTTTTAGGACTTCCAGTTACAGAAGATTCAAAAGAAGATTTTGTATACAATCAAGTGGATAATGTTCTCAAGCAGACTGAATTCTCATCTGGTAAATACCAAGGATTGTCAACAGTCGAGGTGTTTAACAGATTTGCAGACATGAAGGAAAATTTACTCCATATCAAAGATTTGGTTAAGCAAGCTATTGCACATTCAGTTTACAGAGTTAAGTCCAGTGGACGTGTCTTTGAAGGTGAATTTGAATTAGCAAAAGATGAAGAAGAGTTGGTGAAGTTCTTAGCAAATGATGATAATCAAGATGAACTAATCACTCTAGAACAAAAGTTGAAATCTAAGAAACTCGCTTCTGTATGATACCTGTAGATAGTTTATTATATAAAATTGATCAAAAACTAAATAAACTATCGACCAATGAGCATCAACAGATTCCACTCGAAGATAAAATACTTTCGCTTAATGAAGCTCAAATAAAGCTCATAAAACAAAAGGTTGATGGATTTAGTGTTGTTAGTGGTTTGGGATTGGACTCGTTTAAAAAACGTTATGAAGACTTACAAAGACTTGTAATTAATTATAATGTTGGTGTATTAAACCTCCATCTCAAAAACCAAGTGCTAAATCAGTGGTCAGCAGATATTGATTTGCTTGATCCAAAGTACATGTTCTACATTGACAGTTATGTTTTAGCTGACAAGGGAGTGTGCACTGATCGACAAATTTGGATAAATAAAGATTTGGCAAAACATGGTGATTTGCAGTTCTTAATGAACAACGTTCACTATAGGCCATCATTCGAATATCAAGAGACATTTAATTTTATCTCCTCAGATGAAATTAGTATATTCACAGACGGAACGTTCACTCCATCCGCAATATACATCTCTTATATGAGATACCCCATCTACATTGATAAGGCAGGCTACATCAAGTTTGACGGCCAACCATCTACGGATGTTAACTGTGAACTTGAAGCCTATCTGGAAGACGAGTTAGTAGATTTAACTGTCCAGAACTTAGCAATGTATACAGAGAATGCTTCTGCGGTACAGAGTGCCCAGTTCAGAATACAAACAAATGAATAAATAAACTTAAAAAACAAAAAACAAAAAAATGGCTGATTTCTCGTTAACCACCCTTTTTGTAGTTCCAGTAGGGCAAACTTCGCTCCCTAGTTCTGGTTCTACTCAGGATCTAACCGCTGGTCAAGTTGGTTTTTTCAGAAACGATTATAGTATTGCTACAGCTGGTAACATTGCAGCTGCGCCATACTTCTATGTAGCTCAAGGTAGACAAAACACCTACCTACAAGGCTCTAAGCGTTCTGATAAAATCAAGGGTTGTCCTTCTGGTTCAGGTTGCTCATCTAACGTAACTGAATGGTACAAAGTATCAGGTTGCGGTACTCCTGCTGTCCAAATCACTGATGTGACTAATTGGAACGTACAGTGTGGAGAAATTGTGACTCTTACATTAAGAGGTCACTCTAGTTATCTTGACACCTTGTACTTCAACGGTTTCACCCGTTCAGTAACTGTACAAGCTCCTTGCTGTGATTGTGGTGCTGATCCTTGTGCTGACGTTAACACTAACGCATTGATCAACCAGTTCATTTATCAATTGAACCTTGCAGCTCCTGGTAACAACCCTGACAACATTACATTGTCTGATTTCTATACTTTCCAAAACATAGGTGGCACTATCCTTCGTATTTCTGGTAAGCCTCTTACTAAGTATGGTCAGCCTTGTGATATTGCTGCATTCCCTTGGGAATATGACAGAATGTACTTCCGTACTTTTGTATACCAAGGTCCTGCTACCACTGCTGATTTCATCGTTGCTGACAACTGTGACATCGTAGCTAACCCTGTTGTTGTTCAAAGATCTTCTTATCCAACTGGTACTGCTGAAGAAATTGCTCAGCTTGAGAAGAACTTCTACAGCTATCAGGCTGGTTACTTGAAGCATTTGTTCAGAATGAATGGATACAACGAGAACTTTGAGACTTATGTAAGCACTGGTACCATTTATGATACTTATTACATCAAGTTCAATCAATATGACCGTTCTGCTTATCAGTGGGGTGATTACATCTATGAGGATAGCATGGTAATTCTTGCTGCTCCTAATGCTGCCACTCCAGGTAATGCTGGTATTGCCACCGCTGTTGAAGCTGTTCTTGAAGCTGCTCTTGGTACTGTAGTTGACAACAATGTTTGTATCACTACTACTACCACCACTACTTCTACGCCTCCAACAACTACTACCACTACTAGTACTTTAATTCCTTAATAGTAGGTACGTTAAAATTTCTAAAACCTATGCCAGAGGATGAGAGGATTAGTTCTCAAAGTCCTCTGGCATTTTATTTATAACTCCCATGCCAACTCTGAATTTAGATATTCTTGTAGTTCCAACATACAGCACGTTAACACTTGCTGTTGCTGATGCTTCTACATATCCAACTACACCACCAAACGTTACATCTCCATCTATTGAGATAAATGTTCCTAACTTTGGGATAGTAAATCTTCCATTTGTTGTTAATACATTGAATGTATTTACAAGTTCCAACTTAGGTATTTCACCACTTGGTAACGACCCACTTCCTGATGGTATCTACTATCTAAAGTATTCAGTGGCTCCAGCAAACGTAAACTTTGTTGAGAGGACCATCATGCGTGTAGAAAGACTTCAAGAGAAGTTTGACGGAGCATTCATGAGACTTGACATGATGGAGTGTGACAGAGCGATTAAGACACAATCTAAGGTGGAGCTAACAACTATATCATTCTTTATCAATGGAGCTCTAGCAGCTGCAAATAATTGTGCTACAGTTGAAGCAAATAGATTGTATCTTCAAGCTGACAAAATGCTGAACAACTTCTTAAGAAATAATTGTGGATGTTCAGGAAATAATTACGCAACAGTAACAACGTATTATTAATATGGCAAAGTGTTCAAACTGCGGAGCAAGTGTTGGATGTGGATGTAATCTTAAAAACGGAATGTGTGCATTTTGTGCACAGAAGAAGAAAGATGAAATCACAGTTGTTGCACCATCAGATAAAAATTAAAAGACATGCTACAACCTAGATTAACCTCTTGTCCTGAATGTGTTGATATTCCAACATTATTAGGAGATATTGAATGCAAGATTACAGAAGTTGCAAAGAATCTATACAACAACACTGTATTTGCATTGAATATGCCCGTACCATTTACAACAATGATAGACCTTCTAAACTATAGAAGAATCTTGACATATAAGTATTGTAACCCAGATTACGCTAGTCAATTTAGCGTATGTCAAATAGCTAGTAAAGTAAAACTTCTAAAATATAAATAAATGAGCTGCTCTAATTGCTTTAACGGATGCACAGAAATCATATCTGATCAGTGCGTAAGATATACAGGATTTAATATTCCTGCCCTTGGTATTTCCAATGGTGATACACTTGCCCATGTTGAATTACAAATTTCAACATTCATAATAGATTTGTCTACAGGTAATGGGATTATTCCTGTTATCAATCCAGCTGATCTCTGCTCATTGGTGAGTGGGTTTCTTCCAGTGTCTGGTGACATTACTCTCAATGATGTTATATCAGCATTGATTCGATCAATTTGCGCTTTAAAAACCAGTGTTACAGCAATTGAATCAACACTCACCACCCTTAATGCCAATTACACAATTGGATGTCTTACAGGTGTAACAGCATCATCTGATACACACGACATTCTCCAAGCAGCTATTAACAAGCTATGTGCAACAGCTACTGACCTAACAATACTAGCAGCCAATGTTAACACAAACTATGTTAAGCTTACTGATTTAAATAGTCTTATTCAAGCCTATTTGAATAGCATTGCCCCATCCAATCTGTACAAGAACAAAATGGTGCCATACATTGCGTATGAGTATTATGGCTCTCTTACAGGTTTTGATGTTACAGGAGCAGGTTCTGGATTATTCATAGATGTGTTCTTGTGTAATGGTGGCAATGGTACACCAGACAAGAGAGGACGTGTTGCTGTAGGAACTACAGATGGAACTATGGTTGGTACAATAACAATGAGT